CGCGGGGAAAAGCGTGAAAAACTGTGTTGTGGCGTGTGCGAAAATGCGACGCACAGGCGTACTTTCTCCCCGCTCGCTAAGCGGGGAGTATGTCTTCAAGAACAGCAGGGCTGATCCATAAATAAGCCCAAGAAGGGACTCTCATGTACAGCCCAGCCTCAGCGTTGTCAAGTTCGCTCGGCAGATGCGTTTTGATGAACATTTTGTGGTCAAGCTCTGCCAGTACCGCGATTGCACGGAGAACGCGGATTGCGTCCCGCGCGGTTTGGGGAGGACTTTCCCAAGTTAAGTCCCCGGTTACGCTGTCGTAGACCGCGCATGTGTAACGCGAGCCATTGGTGTATTCAGCGCGGAAGATCGTCTTGTCGGGATTCAGTGCTACTCGGAGTTGGTTGGCTCCTCCGAAGAAGGCTGTCAACCAGCCCTCTTCGAGGTACGCGTCTTCAAAGTACCGCCCGCCGACTGGAGAGATGTTCAACGCGACGCATCGCTCGCGGAGCTTTTCTTGGAACTCGGCAAAATTTGTCGAGTTGCTCCAGAGCTCAGCGAGGTTTTCTATGTCGATGGCGTAGCTCCAGAAGTGCCCAAATTCTTGGGCGAGCCGACGAATTCGAAAGACCGAACCCAGCAATCGGATATTCATAGTTTCCTCCTGCGTCTGTATTTTTTGTGCGGGCAGACGCTCCCGCATCAGTTCGACGGTTCTACCGTCGAACAATTAAGTTGTTTTGAGATATTTCCCGCACGGGGTTATACCCCACGCGGGAAAAGCGTCGTCCCCGTGCGTGGTCTTGCGTGCGCAGACGGGGCAACCACGCACGCGAGAGACGCCGTTTTCAAGGATCTGCCGACGCGCACGGCGCTACACGCGCCGNCAGACGCACCGCTGGACTACTTGATTTCGCCACGGCGGAGCTTCTCATAGGGGTCGATGTTGTAGCGGGCGCGTAAAACTGCTGCGATATCAGCCGCCCGACGCTCTGCCCGTCGCGCCTCATAGGCTGCTCGCGCGCGGGCGGCGGGTGTTGCACAGTACGCGCGTGCCTCTGCGACTTCGGCTTCGGACACGGCACGAGCCCAGGCATTCAGAAGTTTCTCCACGGCACTTCCCTCCTTCGCTCCCTTGAGTTACACCCTCACGCTGGGAGCTGGGCGTGGGGGAGAGAGGCGAAATTCCCCTCTCTGGAGTAGCCGTGGCCACCCCAAAGAGAGGAAGCTCCCGTTGACGCGGAACTCCTTCCCCCGCACGGGAGAACACGGGGGAGGGGTCGTCTGGATTATCTCCAGACGACTTGGATCCAGTGGTTATTATGGACGCGGACAGTTGCGATAGGGCCTAATGGAAACTCCCATGTTGTTGTTTCGAGGTTTCCTTTCCTGTGCCCTTGCCATGAGCGTGGATAATATTCGTCCTGCTTGTACTTGACCACAGGTCGCGAGCGTTTTATGACAATTCTTGCAACCCGAGAATCGTTGTTTTTAACGACAATTTGCTTGCCCCATGGAACTTTAATCCATGTCATAGTATCCTCCTATGTGCGGGTACGGAATGTTTCCGTACCCAAAGAGTGTTTGTAATGTTCCCCCCGCGGGGTATAACCCCGCGCGGGGAAAACGGTCAACTCCCGTTCGAGGCGAACCCTTCCCCCGCACGGGAGAACACGGGACGGGAAGGGAGTGCACGCTTTACTCGTCTTGCAACGCCTCTTCGGCGAGCACGGGTGTGCACCCGATGCTCATGAACATGCGGGTTCGCACCCGCACGAGATTGACGAAGAGCCCGTTGGGGAGCTGGCGCGTCTTAACCAGCTTCTCACTGTGCTCTTTCTCACAGAACAAAGTGAGCGCAGTGAAGCGGCGGGCGTACACCAAATGCACTGTCTCCCCGGACGGGTAATTCCACCCGCCCAAGAAGCGATCGGCGATCCGTGCCCCACGCGGGGGGGTGCTGGTCTCGATCAGGTAGACCGTCTGGTCACCCCAGCTGGTCACAAAGCGACCACCCTTGGGACAGTGCTTGCGGACGACTAACGCAACATTGAGTTGCGGAAAGAAGATATCAGGAGTTTGCATCGTTTACCTCCTTTGCGCCAAGGTCTTCAAGACCTTGACAAGAAGAGATTTTGTATGTATGGTGCGGCGGTGGAACACCACCATCACACCCGCCTCGGCTCCCCCTACCCCCCACTTTTGTTCGGGAGAGAGGGAGCCATAGGCTTCATTAATACAGAAAAAGCGTGGTGTGATTCTATTTTTGTTAGGTGGGTGGTTTAGTGGGTGTATGGGGGTATGGGTAGGTTGGTATGATGTAGGTCGTTGGGAAGATAATTTACAGTGGGAGAGTGAGTGTGTCGTTGCGGGGTGAAGTTTTGATTTTTACTTGTTTGTTGGGTTCGGGGGTGATGGGAGCGGGTGCGACTTGTCGTACTTGCCAGCCTGTTTGGATGAAAGGTGCGAGTTCAGCTTGTCTGGCTTTTCTTAGTTTTTGTTCCCATTGGATGAGTTCAGACCAGCCGATATTTTCTGCGATAGTGTTGGTGCTGACGCGTGGGGGTTCGGGTTTCCAGTCGGCGTGCAAAAATTCTGCTACATCAAATCGATGGTTTTCCAGCGCGTATTCACAGTAATCCTTTGAAAGTTCGGTTGCGTCTGGCATCGGCATTTCGAAGGGTTGGTGTGCGCGGATGATGTAGACGGGTATGCGCCACGGGAGGGGTGCGGAGACCAATTGATTGAAGCACACGGCTTGTGCGAAGCTGATGTTTTCTGTACCCATTTTGAACTCAAGATGTGCGACGATGTAGACTGTTGCTGGTGGTATTTTTTCGACGAGGGTTAAATCGCCGTCGAGAGCGTAGAAGTTGGATGGTGCGAGTTGCTGATGGAGTGCTTTGAACACGCTATCGCGTCGCATTTTGTTGAGTGGTACAGGTTTCATTGTTTTTCTCCGTTTGGATCGAGGATTTCTGCGCCGATGAAGCGCATACCTGTTTGGAGTGCGGCGCGTCCGAAGCTTCCACTTCCAGCGAACGGGTCAACCACAAGTGCGTTGGGATGTCCGAAAGTTTGCAAGATGCGCACGGCTTCGTCGGTGGATTGTTCCCAGTTGTGGAGTTCTTTTTGCCGACCGCCACCTTCAATAAAATCTCGGAAGTGGGTGCTGAGTGGTGCATCTTTCGGGGCAAGTACCAGTAGCGGTTTCCAGTTGTTGATAATGCGCCGTCCGCCCGCAACAACATAACCACTTCCGCCNGTGTGCTGGATAGCACACATCCACCACCAGCGCAAGTGCTGGGTGAGCATCGCNAGAACCTGCGGGAGATGGAGTTGCCCGCTGTACGCAAGCAACACACCTGTTGGCTTGAGTACCCGTGCCGCGAATGCGCCGAGATCGTCCCAGAGCGGGAGATACTCTTGCGGATAGGGTGGGTCGGTCAGGATGATATCGACGGAATGGTCGGGTATGTCTGCCAGCACTTCTCGGAAGTCGCCGCGTCGGATGTCGAGTCCGTCGTAGACACCTTGCAACACGGGTTTTGTGGTTTGTCGTTCTTCGCGTCGGATACGCTCCACAGCGTCTTTCACTGAGTGTGCGTTGCCTTGTGCAATACGCTCTGCGACTTTTGGTAGCAGTTCGGGTTCTACTTTTGGTAGCGCGGTCTTTGCGTCGGGTAGTTTTCCTAATAGGACAACTTCGGCGGCTTTGGGTTCAATCTCGGCAAGCGTGTCAACGGCTTTGGCAAACTCAGCAGCGTTCCGCACGGTTTTTTCACCCACGCCGAACATACCGCCGACATGCCGTGCGGTTGCTGCGGAGCCAGAAAAAGTGGTAAAATTTACCACTTTTTCGTCTTCGGGCGGGCGTCCTTGTGCGAGTTTCATCTGGTTATAGAGCCGTCCGAGAATGAGCGTGCGTTGTTCGTCGGTCAGATTGCGTCGCGCGAGTTGGTTCTGGAGTACCCACTGAATGGCTTCTTCTCGATTGTTGAATTGCAATCCTATTGTGCTGAAAGTGAGTCCGTGCTTTTGCGCGAGTTCGTAGCGGTGATGTCCGTCTAAAAGCACATATTCGCCTTCACGGTTCCACGCAACGAGCGGGTCGCGGATCCCTTCAGCAAGTACCGACTGTTCCAGCAGTTGCAGTTCATCCTCGCGCAGCGGTATCAATGTGCGCCGTATAGTTTCGTCGATAGTCAATCGCATAAGTTTTTCTCTCCGCGTTTAGAGTATACCTCGCGCGTTGCAAAGTATGTCAAGAGGTATACTACTTGCGTATGAGCGATACTTTTAATCGGGGAGTTTGACGGTTACGAGGTGATTATTTATGGACGAACACGATATAGCAACGGATGTTCTTTGGTCGGACGAAGACCGATTAGGAATTGTCCAATCCGCTTGGTACATTTTGCTGAAGCGTGATGCGCCGTTGATGCGTCGTGTATTGTCGGTTTTGCGTCGTTGGTACGATGAAGACGACTTNCGTGCGGACTTGTTCTTGCGNGGTTGGCTGGTGGTCGATTATGCGCGTGGCGGTCGGCGCGAATGTGCAAACTATGTCTATTCTGTGATGGTGAATCGGTTGCGTGAGATAGCGCGNAANGTNCGTCGTCGCANTGATGCTGGGTTCAGTGAAGTAGATAGTTTACATGATGATTCGCTCCAGTTGCGCTATGTTGTAGAGGGTGATTATGTGGATTGGCTGCAATCGCGTGAGTTGGATGTGTTGCGGTTGCGTGTCGGTTGTTTAGAGAATCTGTTGCGTGAGCATGCGGAAGGTGTATATTGGGATTATCGCATGCGTATTGACGGGATTGTCGATGCGGTACTTGCAGCGCAGGTGGGAACTACCGAGTGTGTTGAAATAAAGACGCAATCATCTAACGATTATGGAACGGACGATTGGGAACAGATATTAGAGTTAGCGTGTTCGGAGTCTGAAGATGATATAGACGATAGTGGTTGGGGAGACAGTGATGGCGAACTATCAAGGTAATCCGCAAGGGGGGATTAAGTTGCCAGGTCCAGAACAGCAGATTGCTGCCGGTGCATTTCAGGCGTTGACTGGCGGTGGTGGTGGTGCGGGTATGGGGTTAGATGCCTTGCTGGGTGGTGGTGCGGGTGGTGGTATACCGTTGTTGCCGTCTGCGGGTACGGATCCCGTACTGAGCGGTTTAGCATTTGGAGGCGGCGGAAACCCGTTAGCCGCTTTGATGGGTGGTGGTGGTGGCGACCCAGCGGCGTTGCTTGCAAGTCTGATGGCAAGTGGTGTAGGTTCAGAAACGAGTGCGCCGTCCCCGCCGAACCCGCAAGCGAAGATGGAAGAAGCTGCTGTAGAAGCGTTATCGAACCCAGAGTTCGCGTTGATGTTAATTCGTTCAGATCCTGCAGTTTTGCAAAAGATCGTGAAGTTATTAGCGACTGCTGGTGCGGGTGGAGGTGGCGCGGTTGGCTAAGCAGGGGTTAACTTGGCGTGATGTGGTGTTCCGCAATACGAAGCTGGTCAATAGTGATGAGGCGACGATACAAGCGATTATTGACCAGCTGATGTATCGCGGGTACACGCAGCGTCAGATTGTTGAGATGACGGGTCTATCCCCCGAAGAAGTTGCTTATTATTGGCATGGGAACGCGCGTCCTGTTGTGACGGTCAGCGAGCGGTTAGAGCGTGCGCGTGAGCGTGATATTGCTCGTGTAGAAGAACTGCTTGCAATGTATCATCAGAAAGCGTTGGAAGGCGATGCGCGTGCGGCGAAAGTTGTGCTGGATTTATTGCAGCATCGTGCAACGCTTTTGGGGTTAGACAAGCAGAACGCAAGCAAGAACCAAGAGAAGGAATGGCTGACGATGTTTGATAAGGTAGATGGCGGGTTGAAGGAGGAAAGCGCGTAATGCGGAAACCGAAGGCGGAGTCGTTAGGGGTGCAGCAGCGGAGTCTGTCGGATATGCAAACAATCCGACAGATTGCGTCGCAAGCGCGTGCATATTACCTAAAAGAGCGCGGTCGCACAGCAGATCAATCGCGTATACCATCGTTCGGTGATGTCGATAAAAACCGTGCGTATGAATATGCAAAGCGTGCGGCGCAACAGTTAGGGATTGAAAACGACGATTTGATTCGGTCAGCAGCGTCGTTCGTGCATCTGGATCCGAAGGAATGGGATGCTCGGTTTCCCAGACCTAATCCGCAGCGGAATGTGAGCAATGTTCCGAGTCCGTTCGAGCAGGAATTAGAAAAGACGCGTCGTGAAGCGTCGTTGATACAGGGTGCGTTAGTCCCGCAAAAGCCGCGCCTGTTTCAAGGGACAGCATTAGAAAATGCGCCGGGCATAAAAGATTTGACGGATGTACCTGATTACAGTGATTTGGTCACTGCGTCGGTATATTGGGGGTTAAAGCGTTGGGCGATGCAGACTTACGGTTCCCAGCACTGGGCTGCAGGTTGGGGCGAAAAAGCGCGTCAGATGAAAGATGACGAGATTCTCCCGTATGTGGAGAACATTGCGTTGAATGTAACTGGTCGCGAGTTGAGTCCGCGTGAAAAGCGTGCCGCGTTGGGTTTATGGCGGGCTATGGCGACTTATAATGCGAGTGACTGGGACACCCTGCTCGGTAAAGATTGGAAGAAGCGCGTGCAGAATGTTGTACGCAAAGGTGAGCAGGAATCCAATATACAAAGGAGGAAACAGTAATGCCGCCGGATGGACAGAACCCGCAAGTAACGGATAATGCGCCGCGCCCTGTTTTAGATTCCAAAAAACAAGAACGACTTAATAAAGTGCGGGGGATTGTAGACCANTTTACAAATCTTCCTCCTATTCGTGGGCGCGATAACTGGTTTGAGTTGTTAAATAGAGATGAAANNCACGCACTGAACATTTGGAACAATTACATTTCCCAAAATCAGGATCTTATTGCTAACATGACACCAGAAGATCTTCATTATCTTTACAAAGCTCTTGGATTTAGAAAAGCTATTAGAGACCTGAAAGTGCCGTTGCGGCAGAATTCTGCGACTGCGACTGCGACAACAACTGCGCCTACGACTACGACTGCGCCTGCGCCTGCGCCGCCAAAGCGGAAGCAAAAACAGCGACAACGGCAGCAGCAGCAACAACAGCAACAGCAGCAACAACAGCAGGAAGAAGCGCGTACTTGGTTTGCGAATGTCTTTCAGAAGTTCTATGGTGCGGGTGTGGGAGAACCCAANGGGTATCANTATAGTATTGNNCAAGACCCGCAGACGGGTGCGCGTCAGATACGGATTTTTCAGGATCCTAACGATGCTGCTCGTTCGTTTGTTTTTGTGCAGCAGCCCAGCGGTGTGTGGGAACTGCGCCGCGGGACGGGTCAACCGATTGTGGGGAATGTGCATTATGACCCAAAGCAGCGTCGCTTTTTCGCGTTAGGTGTTTCCGAAGACGATATTTTGAAAACTTTACAGCAGTCAGGTACAGGGCAACCGCAACAACCGCAAGACGAAAATTTACCTAATGGGGTGACGACTTCATTTCGGTTAGCGGATGGGAGCATATTTACAGTCAGTGTTGATGGTATGGCGCGTGTGTTGCGTCCGCTGGGGAACAATCAGTGGGCGGTTGTGATGGAGCGTCCGCTGCAGGAGTTGCTAAACCCGCAGCAGCCTTCTGCAACGCCTGAACAACCGACCACGGGAGCGCAGTCTTCGGAGCAGATACCGAGCTGGATGCTACTGCTTATGACGCTATTCCTACTTATGGGACGGAGGTAGTTGGTCATGCGACAAAAATTTACAGGAGTACCTGAGTTTGATCCAAGCGGTCGTTTTCAACGCGGCAAGCAGGGGGGACAATCTTCACCCGCGGATCCCGCAGCGGGTGGTGGACTACCGGGAGCACCGCCTGCTCAACCCCCAAATCCTAATACAGGCGGCGCGGCTGCACCACCTGCACCATCCACGGGAGCGCCTTCTGCCCCTCCTGCTTCTGGTGCTGTTGATTTGAGCAAACTAATCCAAAATCTGCAGAAGTTGAATATTGCAAGCGAGCCGACGCATCCAAAAGTGACGACACTTGGAGAAGCGCTCCGCAAGCACTTTGGAGATCAAGCAAAAATCGATGTGGACGGTCAAACAATCAAAATCACGACACCGCAAGGTGTGCGACAATTGGAAGTGTATACGCGCCGTTCTCAAGGGAATGTGCGTGCATATTTGCGGTTGCGTGTGGACAAAAATACAACTCGTACAATTGGTCGACTGGAGCGTTATGGGGATGAATATTATATCAACGCAAACTCGTTGAAAAAGATTGACAAAACACCTAAAACAACACAAAAAAAGGACGATTCTCAAAACCAACCGATGATAAAAAACCCAAAAAAAATTGCCGAAAAGTGTTCTATACGGCGCTGGACTGTTGGCGGCGGGTGGTA